CAACTTGAGCAACTGATTGGCGAGTTTGATGTTCTTAATTTCCCTCACATCAATAACGTCCTCAAGATTGATGTCCTGCTTTGACAACGCAATCTGAATGTTCTGCTCAAGCTGCGCCCTCTCCTCCTCATCAGGGGTAACCTCAATGAAAATACCGAAGTCGTAGATGTACAGGTCGGAAATGTCAGTCAAAATACTGACGTTGTACTTTCCAATCTTGTTGACAAAGTCGTCCTTGAAGTCTGAGTACTCCAAGATGTCAGCCACCCTGTAGGTCAGTGCCTCAGAAAGGGTTCTGAATATGAACAAGCTGCCGTCAAGGATGTGCCTTGTGGCAGTGTTTGAGTTCAGTGCAGCCAACTTCTGAAGACCCACCAACGAATCGGGGTTAGGTGTAGATGCATCACGCGCCTCATTCAACCCCGTCACCGTCCTAATCATGTTTAGGTAGTGGTTGTAGTTGGTGATGAGCATCTGCGTCTTGGATGCGCCTGAGTTGGATGTCAACTGCTGAATGGGCACCTTGGCATTATTGAACTCACCGTCCTGAGTGAATGACCTTCCAATAACGGAACCCGTTTGGAAGTAGAGTCTCAGAGCATCTTCAGGGTTGTATGCCGCCCCCGTTCCCAAGTCAACCTCATTGAGTCCGTCAGCGTCTATGTACACACCGTCGGGCACCGTACGTGAAATGACCTGCTGAAGCTTCAGGTGCGTGACCTGAATAAGGTCGGCAAACGGAATCATCCTGCGCACCAAAGACTCAATCACCCCCTTGTACATACGTGGCGCGACGGCAACGTAGTTAGCCAACTCCCACTTGAGTATCATGTTGGTCCCCATGACCATGATTCCATCGTACCAAACGTCGATGGTCTTTTCAATCTTCTCAAACCTACCCTCCTCCATCATCTCAGCGGGTGGGTTGAATTGGTCGTCCTTCTCAACCACCTTGGAGCCACCCGTCTCAAGAATCTTCTTCTTGTAGACAATCTTTTGAGTGGTCTTGTAGTTGAAGTACATTAGGGTGACAGTGTCGCGGTAGAACATATCGCTCTCATAGAACTGAGCGACATTGTAGTAGTCGTACCAAGACTGACTGTACTTAGAAATCTCCTCCAACTGCTCAGGGGTGAGGTTGGGGTTAATCTTCATCAGTTCCGTCATAGGAACTGTCTTAATCTCTCCCCAATAAAAGCAGTCCTTAAAATGCGGGTCCTCAGTGTAGCTATACACTATGTTGGCGGGGTCCACGTACTTCACCTCAACACCCGAACCGGGGAGAAACTCGTGCTTGGCAACACCTATCCCCAATGTGGTAAGGTCATAGTCAAACCTTTTCCTCAAGTCGAGGTAATGGTTCTCTTCAAGTATGGTGTTGATGGCCTCCTCTTCCGCAATCTCTATAGCGGGTTTGTAGTTGAGTTGCATGAACAATGACAACTCATCATCTGAGTTGGGCAACTCGTCAGGGGACATCATAAACGGATTGATGCCCGTCTTCTTCTGAATAATCTCAAGGGTGTCCTTGGCAACCATTTGCCCCCGCACCATGTCTTGGTACTTACTCCGCTTGGATTGAGAGAGGGCATCCTGTGCGTACGCCTTTACCTTGAATAGTCGGTCCGACATACCATTGACGACGATGTCAACAAACTTCGGGATGATTGGAACGGGTGTCCAATCTAAGTTCAGGTAGGATAGGTCGCCATCAATAGCAAGTTCATCCTTGTATTTTTTGACAGACTGCTCGCCCCTCGCGTAAAGCCTCAGCTTATGGAAATCTCTCCACTGATTGTAGTACCTGCACTGATTCCCATCCTTCCGGAACCATTCATACTGAATGGCCTGACCAACTTGTAACCCAAACTCAGGGGATGCTTTTTCAGCATCTGATACAAATTGGCTTGGAAAGCCCACAGATGCAATCTTTGGCTTCACATCCCTCATCTAATTATCTGACTTAAATTGCCCGAATTAGTATACCTTGCAAAGGTAACCTTTATTTTATTGCTTGCTTTTTCGGGCTGATACAGGTGCTTTTGACAGGCCATGATAGCCAAGCCCGAACTGATTGAGGCATCAAATTTTGTTCTGTTCGATATATCGAACTTTGCCCAATCCTCCAAAGTTCTGTTAAATGGCATAGAGCCTATGTCCCCCGACTCCCTGTAGTCACCCTGTAAATCAACCCCAACGTACTTCTCTATGTAGGACTCTATTGCCGCAGCATGGGCCTGCTTGATATCCTCACTTGAGTTAGGGATTCCGCCCAACTCCTTCTCTGTCTTTGAAAGTTTTGCAGAGTGCTTATCAGGTCGGTTCATGCAAAACCCTCTGTACCCCCTGTTCTTGAAGTGGTACAAAAGCCTTGGCTTGTTGTTCTCTATCAGTATCGGCATACCATAAAACACACAGGCCATCAATACCTCCTCAAAGAATATCTCCGCAGTCTGAGGTCTCGCGACGTACTGAAGAAAGAACTCGTTGCTTGGCGCGTCCTCCATACTGAACTTGGTGAGTCCGTGCAGCGCACCATTGGAGCCTCCACCACCCACCGTGCCACTGATGTCGTATGAGTCACAACCAAAAGCACCCACGTGTTCATTGCCGGGGTACTTTGTTCCGTTGCGCGTAGACACATTGTTTTGCAACGCCCTCTTAGGAATCCAACTCACCAAAAACCTTCCGCGCTTGTCCGGGGACCACACCACCTGCGTATCCTTTACCCCATCCTTCCAATGGAAAGAACCACGCGTGACATGATGCTCAGTAATCATCGAGTCGTTGTAATCTATCTGCTGATAAATCTTCGTCAGGTTGAACAACGATGCCCTACTCTCGTCTCTGAATGCGTGAGACTCTGTCCTTGGGAACTGCCTGTAAAATTCATTCAGCGCATCGGGGTCATTCTTCAAAGACTCTACTTCAGCCTCCCAATAATCAACCGCTCCCTGATGGATAAACTCATCATCAACGCCCCTGACAGGCTCAGTGGTGTCTTTATGCATCACGGGCGCACCATATCTATCGATGAATCCTTCCATGTTCCACTCCATCGGAATGAACAAAGCATACATCCCACTCCTTGTCTGACCATTGGCATTCCTTGTGGAGATGTCGGAGTCGCGATACATCTTTTTGAAGTTGTCACCACCCTTGTTCAGGGCATTTGACGTGGAACCCATCATACACTTGCCGATGACCTTGCTACCCAACCTCAAGCAGGTCTTGGTCACCCGCCAATTGTTGAGGATGTTGTTGGGCTTTATCAACTTGCCGCTTTCATCGTGGATAAGCAGCAGCAGCTTCTCTCCATCGTAACTGTTGTCGTCCGTATTCTTCCAATCGATTGTGGTGTCCAAGCCGTCCATGGCCTCCTCGTCCACATCGTACATATTCTTCTTGGTAATCTTGGACGCGGGGATACGGTATGCCAATTCAGTCTTCGGCTTGTCCATCCCGTCCATGATGGGCTTGAAAAAGAATGGCAGCCTGTTGTTTATGGGCACGACCTTGTCTGTGAACATCTTCTTAGCGTCAGCACCCGTCTTTGACAACACGCCAATGCGTGAGTCACGAGCAAGTGTTGCCGTGTTCACGGCCTCTGAGGATGACATGAACGAAAAGCCCGACCGCCTAATCTTCAGGTATATCATTCCGAAGCTTCGGTGGTCAGCCTTACACGCCTCCCAAAACAAAAACAGAATCCTATTGGCCTCCCGATAGTCCGGGTAGCCAACGTCAATGCTCGTCCACTGAAGGTACATATAGTGGGACCCCGTAATGTAGGTGGGCTTCCCATTGTTCATAAACCAAAAGCCCTCCTCCCTGTAGTCAAACTCCTTCTCGATGTAGCCTACCCACTTGTCCTTGAACTCAGAGGGCATCTCGTTCCATTGGAAGATTGACTGTATCCTCTTGAGTTGCTGAGGTATTTCCCTTCTCTCCCAATACTGCTCCTTCTTGTCTGAGTGTCTTTGAAGACACTCTTTGGGTGCCGGGGGTAGCGCAATCCTTAGACCTGAAATCTCAACGATGTCGCCAATCTGACCTGACTTGGAGATGACCACCACATCGTACTTGTCATTGTAGCCATATAGCCAACTCCGATTCCTGTTCTTATTCGACAGGACGGCCTTGGGCACAACGTCTTCTAAGACGCGATACAGTTCACTACTTTGACCTTCTTTCTGCAAATCCCTGCTTGTTGTTAGAATCTGAAGGGGACGCACTCTTTCCACTCAGAGCGTCCTTCTCCTCCTCAATGCGCTTGAGTATTTCAAATGCATCGAAGATTGCCAACTTCTTTGTAGCCGCAGCATTCTTCAACCTGTCAGCGGCCAAGTCATCTTCGGGGTCACCCGTTATGATTTTCTCCTTGGCGACCTTGATGAGTTGCTCCACGGCTCTTTCCCCCGCTTCTATTATCCTTAGCCTTATCTCTGTTGACTTCATTTGATTTCATTTTAAGTCTCTCTATAGCGAGGCGGTAAACCTCTTCATTATCCCACCAATTGCCGCCATATCCGCTCACAACGTAAGGGTGACTGATTGGTCGTAGAGTCTGTACATCAACTGACCATCTACATGAAACTCGTATTCACTATCAGGTTTGAAGCAGATTCTGTCCCCCACGCTTATCCCCGCCTCTTTGAGCGTCTGATTAAGGATGGCCACCTCACCAACAAGAGGCTCATGCGTGGTCGGCTTGTAGATGTAGGTGTCCTCCTTGGGTACGGGCTTGACAAAGCAGAACTTGTCCACCCCCACCCAATTGCCATCTCTTTTGTAGGCAAATAACTGCTCAAGGTCTAAAAGGAAAATGTTTTCTTTCAAAAAGCTTTTGCCGCTCTTTCTCCTGCCGTACATATCGTTGTAGAACTTGAACACGTTGTGGTGAACCAACACAATGTCTCCCTCCTTAATCGGACCTGAATAGCTGATGGGTGTAGAGAGTACGACCGCCTCTCTGTTTGAAAACCTAAAATCCTCTTCGGATGTATTGACGACAAAGTCTATGCCGCCAATGTCCTTGGTGTTGTTGTACCTCCTATCGCCTACAGGCTCTACTATAAACTGATAGATAGACTTCACCTAAAAATTTATATTGAACTCGATTGAAATAGGCACTGTACTGTTGAACTCCTTCCAACACCTAACGACCTCCTTGTCGTCTTCAATCCAAATCTTCACAGAGTCAGATTCGGGGTAGTGCTTAATCAGGTGAATCTTGTGACTGCCTCCCAATACATCCTGCCCAACGATATAATGCATAGCACCCGACTTGTAGTCAGGGCCAACTGAAATTTTTCTAATGTCCATCTCACTTACCCTACTTTGTACACGCGCATTTCAGCAGATGGGACATTGCTCCAACCGCCTGAAATAGCGTGTATGTATAGCCCCCCTCCATCTATTCCCGAACTATCCCGCATGACCTCCCAATTCATCGTGTCCCCCGCAGTCGCCTGATAGGGGATGGTGGTCTCATAGGGAACCATGATTCCTGTTTGGTCAAGGTCAATCGCCTTGGTCTCAGTAAACTGAGTGCCATTCATGAGCGCCCTGAATGCAGTGACCGTAACATTTCCTGATGAACCCTCCCTCTCGACATTGAGAAATACCTTGATGAAGTAGAACCCCGCCTGATTAAATGTCAGCGTACCATTGGCCGCCATCATCACAGGGTCTGCGGTGGTGCCCGTACCACCCGGACCAAACACAATATCAAGTGGAGAGTCCAAACCCGAAGGCTCTTGGTCTACGTCGTAGTGGGTGCTGAGCACCTCCTCAACCTGTGTTAGGCCAAGTAAAGAACCTGCCGTGAAGTTCTTTGTCTCATTGTTGGACTCAGCGTCGGAACCAATCAAAAGGTCTGAACGTGATACCGAGCCGTCTACCGCATACGATGAAATCTTTGCCATCAGTCTTGTTTTTTCTGAACCTCTCCCGTGTTCAGGTTAATGACGGAGTCCTCCCCGTACTTGTCAATAAGCTTCTTTTCCTCAACAAGGAATGTCGCCTTAATCCTTTTCACCTCATCGACCACCAACGCTCTCTGAACTTCAAGTTCTCCCAACGTCAGCTTTTGACGGGTAAATTCGTTATTCAGTTCTTGGAGGGTCTCTAACTCTTGCTTCTCAAGTTTCATTTTATTCAATTTACTCACAAAGTTAGGGATTATTTGGCCTTCACTTTTTCAAACGACCTGCCACCAAAGTAAGCGGAGATGACGGTGATGAGTACAATCTGCAAAAGGTCTACCCAATTCTCCTTGACATCGAATCTGATTGCACCCGCATCGATGAACACCATGGTCACGGTAGACACTACCAAAAACAAAAGGACAAGAGGGCGGACGTTCTTAGACAACCAAGACCCCGTGGAGTTCATGTCCGCCTTCCAACGCTCTGTGACATTCTGCTGAATGTCAGCCTCCGCCTTAATAAGAATCTGAGTGAGTTCTTTCTCAAACTCTGCTTTTTCATCCTGAGTGCGTACAAACCTATCGATAAGGTTTCCTATTCCCTCTCCGACATCCTTTGCTGCACCACCAAACAATTTGCTGATTATGTCCTTCATAGCCCCTTGTATTCTTCCGTGGCATCAAAGCTTGGACACGCCTTGGCAGCAAAGTCCCTGTGGCCCCTAATTTCCGCCTGTGGCTGCATCTTCTTTAGCTTCTTGAGGAGTATGAGCATACTCTCTTTTTGAGCGTCTGTGCGGGTATCCTTTGGCGTTTTACCATCGGACTCAACACCGCCTATGTAGCAGATGCCCCATGACTTGCAGTTGAGTCCCTTGGTGTGCGCACCGCACCTATCCAAGTTGCGACCCTTCTGTATGGTACCGTCAATTAAAATAACGTAGTGGTACCCTATACCCTTCCATCCTCGCGCCTTGTGCCAACGGTCAATAACGTCGGCATCTATGGAATTGTCCCCCTCCCTTGTAGCGGAGCAGTGGACAATTATCTTGAACTCATCGTTGACTATCATCGCCCCTGACCTTTGTACTTATTCTTATAACCCTTCTTCCCCTTGGACGCATTCTTACTATGCACCCCCGGCCTTTTCGTCTTTGATTTAGCCGTCTTTACTGACGATACTACTTTTGCCATGCTATGGAGTTTAGGCTATCTTTGGTCCTCCAAGTAGGCGTACCTGTACTTACACCCTTTCAGGCCCTCAAGCTTCAGGTTGTTGTGCCAATTCCACTTGGAGTTAATCTGAGTGACGACAATATGCTTTTTGGTTTCAGCCTTACTGTTCAGGCTGCTCCCGACAAACAGGAGAGAGCAAAAAAGCATAAAGATTCCGAAGGTAGTTTTCATTTCTTTATCTCATAGATTCTGTCCTCAAGGACTTTAAGTGATTGCTTAATCTCTTGAACATCTGACTTGACCTTCTCCACATCCTGTTGGGTGAGCATGATGGTCTTGCGGACAATCTCGTCCTTGTACTTAAACTCCTGTATGGTGACTGTGGGCTTGGGTAGTTCCTTCGCCTCTGCAATCTCAGCCTTCAAACTGAAATACACGCCCATAACGGATGCCATACCCACCGCTAATCCCGCGAAGTCCTTCACGTTCAACTTTATCTTGGTGTCCTGATTTATCTCGCTCATCCCTAATCAAGTCGTATTTGACGGTTTTAACATTGAGTGTGCAGTTCATCATGGCTCGGCAGGAGTCCAATCCTCGCCAAGCTGCTCAACAGGTTGAAGCCCGCTCTCTTCATCGGGTTCGGTGCTATGTGCAATAATCGCCCACTTGCTCCCGTCAGGGTGCTGCCGTGGGTTCGCCCAATTACTTGTAATGCTGCCCTTGTACGCCTTGGCCTCGTTTACCTTTTGGTTGTAGGCTTCAACCTCTTCGCGTGTTCCGATGTACCACATTAGACGATGTCGAAATAAGTGTTGATGTTCCCCTCTATGTCCGTGCCTCCGCCCGCTGTAACCGTGCCTCGGTTGTCTGATTGGTCAGAGTCGAAGTATATAATCTCTTGAAGTGCGCCATTAAAGTGATACGATGAACGACCGCCAATTGACAATTCACTTGCTCCCGCTGACCCTGAATTTCCCGTTGTGGTTGTACCCCCATCAATAGAAATTTCAGAATTTGAGCCATTGCCCAAAGCATACAAAAGCCCTTGTGTAGTTGTTGGGCTAACCGAGTGATTCAGATAGTTACCATTGGAAAGCCTTGTGGTTGCGACAAATCGAAACTCAACGCTATAAAAGGTTGATGTGTTGTGTGAAATGAGCGTTTGGTCTGCGTTCGAGTCAAATTTGCGAACCGCAAAAGCCGTGTATGGTTGAGCAAATGAAGTGCTTGATAACAATGTGTCGTTCGACCCATCAAAATCAATAGCCGCCTTGCTATTC